GCTCGGCGTATGCCGCATTGGTTGGGGAGGGTTCAGGTTCAGGGGGAGGGTTAGTGTAGGTCATCTTTACTTTCATCCTTAAGTTAGACGTAAGACTCGGGGTGAGTTCTTTACTTTCATTTGCACCGGGACGTGGGTGTGGACGTTGTAGGTCCTTCTCTTCTATCCTTAAGGCAGACGTAAGAAACGATGGGTTTCTTTACTTTCATTTTCTACCTATAAAGCAATCCGTCACACTGTTGGTTGGACGGATCGGTGAGAATCATTCTTATCTTCTATCGGCAGAGGGGAAAGAGGGCAAAAGAGTAGAAGTCTTTACTTTCATTTGCGCGGAAATAGAAGGGTAGAAACTGCGTGCTAACAGACTAACACTTTTTCTTTACTTTCATTTGCGCGCCGATGAAAGAGAAGCTTCTACCCTTTCTTCTCTTTTATTTTTGGCTCTACCCTTTCTTCTCTTTCTACCTATAAAGGTATTTTTAGGTGAGTTCCAAAGTCAATGTGTATAACACGCTGCTTTTTTGTCTCGCCGCAGTGTGCGGCCAAAGTGCTGCAGGAGCTCTCTTAAATTACCCTTTATAGGTAGAAAGAGAAGAAAGTAAAGAAAGTATAGAAATATATATATATAGAGCCTTTATGTGACAGATAAGTAGAGGTGTTGTCACACTAGGTTTCTTTACTTTCATTTCCAGCAAGACTGCCGCTTAGGGGGCGACCCAGCGCCCGGCGAGTGTGCCGTCACGCCTTTGTGACACGTGCCATTCACTCGTGCTGTGAAAGCACTCGTTCTGACACGCCTTGCTCACGCCGTCCGACATAGCGCGCAGATTCGCGCTGCCCCAGTCATTGCGGCCACGGTAAGGCTCAGGTGGCAACCCACCTTGCAGCTTGCGTCCAACGTCGCCAGTGCGTAGCGCAGGCATGGCGATACCGAGCGACCCCTTAGGGACACGTCGTGCGTACATATATAGTCTCCCAAGTAATCCACACTAACACCCTGTCACGGTGCTAGGTCAGACCTCCTTAGGCTTCGATAGTGTCCACGTAGCCTTCTTCTTTGGCAAAGGCAGGCACAGAGCGCAGAGCGCGAGCCAGGTGACGTGCGGCCAGTTGCTTCTTGCTCCAGCCCTTCATTGGTTCCTTGACACGTTCCACTCCGCTAATAAGAGCGCCCATGTTGGCCTTGTTAGCACTGGGTGTACCCATGAGACTGAGGACGGCCTTGGTAACGCTTGGAAAGGCAGCGTCAAGAATGTCAGCGGCGGCAGCGTAGCGGCCATTGTGGGCCTTATTCAGTGCCGAATCCAGCGAAGCATCCTTCAATGCGGCGAGGGCCAAGCCGCCACGGAACACAGCGCCCTCGGCAGTAACGGTGCGAATGTCGCCCTTCTTGGTCACAAATTCCAGAGCGGAGGATTCTTGGGCAAATACAGTAGCGATAGCAGTCATGATTTTTCCTTTTAGGCTAGTAACTGTGCACAAAACGTACACACTATGTAGCCGCCCGGCGTCCCATACGCCGAGAGAATGCCTGACGCCTTAGTCAGGATGGGCACACCCAGTGCGAACAATACGCACCCAAGTACCAAGGCATATAAACCTCAGTGTTAGCCCATTTATAAATTGTTAAAGAACACGTCCCACGCTTGGCGCACCTCTGATCCTCTACGCGTCCCGCTAAATCGCACATGGTGCGCGGCGCTGACTGGTAAAGCAAAGTAACCTAGCGTTAGATTTTTAAAGATCGTGGAACTAAGCAGCGCGATCACTGCCTACACCACTGGTTTTTTGTGGAAAAACGCCCCCCACGGGGTGGGACCACGCGGCGCTGCGGCACCCGCCACCCCTTTATCTCTAGCTCTTACTGGGGGAGTAAAAATAAGATCATGTGTGCTTTTTCTCTTTTATAGTAGAATGCACTAACACGTTAGACAAGATATGACGCCAACCATCTACAAGATAGAGTTCCCCGACGGCAAGTGCTACATAGGGAGTTCATGCAACTTCCACGCACGTAAAGGGGCGCACTTACGCGATATGCGAAAAGGTAAAGCTGTTAACCGTAAGCTGCAGGAGCACTTCGACAAATACAAAGCGTGCCGCGTCTACCCGATTGCGTCTGGGTTTGATAGGGAAGCACTGCACCACCTGGAGCGCGACGTGATAGGGCAGGAAAAACCAGACTTAAATACGCATCTAGTACCTAACAGGCTACCCACCCTGGAAGAAACCTCCGCGAAGCCTTTCGGCCCGTACAAGTCAATGAAGGTAGCAGCAGCGGTGCTAGGAGTGTCGTACACGCACCTAAAGCGCAAAGCGAAGACTCAGACGTATGAAGAAGTGCTGGCGTATACGGAGGCTGTTAGGAAAACCGTGCGAGTCGTGGAGTGCACACACCCACTAGACCCCAGGAAAAATAATAGGCTGTTTGTGCACAATGGCGCTTGGTGCGATTCAAAACAACTCCGGGAAGTAAATAAGGTCCAGGAGAAGACATACAGAAAGAGGATTGCCGCAGGGTGGAGTAGATACGACGCGTGCACGATACCAAAAGGAAAAAAGTCAAGAAAGCGATTGGAACTTTTTGGAGGTATAACCTACGCTTGTTATCTAGGAAGAAAATACGCAGGGTATCCTGACCGCCAGTGCAGAGGCATAGAGCCGCTACAGTTAAAGGAGCCAAACGTGCAACGTAGAAGCATTACAGCTGGTGGAAAAACTATGACAGTCCAGCAGTGGGCTTCTGGGCTAGGAGTAAAACCAGCTACTGTACATAGCAGGTTATTCCTTGGATGGTCGGAAGAAGAGGCCGTAGGGCTTGTACAGCGACCAAAAAAGACAGCCACTGCCGACTCCAAAAAACTACGGAAAAAGCGGGCCATACACACAGTACACGGCGTCACTGGAAACGCTAGCGAGCTGGCAAGGTACTTTGGGGTTCCGCTATCCGGTGTCTACTTTAAGCTCAACCGTGGAGACGCCCTAGAAGATATATTTATAACACGTCTAACGTGTTAGACTCCGCGAATGCCAATTGACATCGAGAACTTCGAGGCCATCTCACGTGAAGCAGCCAAGGTGCTGCATATGGACGCAATGCGCGCTCTAAGTGAGAAGATGCACAACGGGGACGAGAATTCCGTTGCAGACCTGGTGAAGATTGGTGAGTTCACTGGCAAACGGCTGTCGATGTTTCAAACCGAGAAGACTGACAACCTGCCGGTCATCAACTGGACTATCAATGGCGCTCAGATCACGATGGAAATGACTGCGCCTAAGCCCGAGCCCCTAGAGATTCTGGAAGACGTAGCGGTCCCGGATTCCCCTCCACCTGCCGAAGAGGTCTTCATTCCCCTAGGGAACATGGAGCCACTAGATATCAACTCACTCCTATGATTGGTTACAACGCAAGCCCCACCGGTTCCGCTTTCATGGTGGACAGAAGCTACATCAAGCTAATCATGGGGCCCGTTGGCGGGGGTAAGTCCACTGTAGCGTTCATCGACTTACTTAATAGAGCATTCCAGCAGGTGCCGTTCAATAACGTGCGGCGTACCAAGTTCATCATCCTGCGTAACACGATGGCCCAGTTGAAGGCCACGGTCAAACCTCTCATAGATCAGTGGATGATTACGATGCCGCCTAGCCCGATGGGGTCGTGGCGACTGACAGATAACACCTTTGAGATTCGTGCCCGCGCACCTGATGGCACCATAGTGCACACTGAGTTTGTCATGATGGCAGCGGATACGCCTGATGACGTGCGGCGGCTACTGTCTGTAGAGTGCAGTGCAGCCTGGGTGGAAGAGGCACGAGAGGTTGACCCTGAGGTCTTCGCGGGTCTGCAAGGACGTACGGCCCGGTTCCCTAACGTTGCATCCGGTGGAGTTACTTATCCTGGCGTGATATGTTCGACCAACCCCCCGCCCCTGGGAGGTTTCTGGCACGGCCTGATTACTAAGCCGCCTAGTAATAGTAAGGTGTTCATCCAGCCTAGCGCGCTGCTTGACGATGGCAGTTTGAATCCCGAAGCGGAGAATCTGGCTAACCTGGACCCTGACTATTACGACAACTTGATAGCTGCGAACAGCGACGGGTGGATTGATGTCTACCTCAAGAACAAGTTTGGCCCTGGAAACATGGGGCAACCCGTGTACAAGGCGAGTTTCAAGCGGGACTTCCACGTCTCCAAGACCGAGCTCAAGCCCGTAATGCAGTCCGTGAACTCACTTATTGTGGGTATGGATAACGGGTTGCAGGCCGCTGCCGCCATCGGGCAGATGGATGCACGGGGAAGAGTAAATGTGCTGGATGAGTGCCTGGTGCACGAGGACATGACGATGGGGGTGGAAAGCTTCCTGGAACGCCAATTAGTGCCTCTTTTGCGTGAAAAATACCCGTTTAAGCCCGAAAATATCATCTTTTTACTCGATCCTGCGTGCTTCCAGCGGTCCCAGGTAGACGAGAAAACCATCGCTCAGGCGGTCATGAAGTACGGTTATACCGTGCGAAAAGCCCCCACGAACGCTCCAGAACGACGCATTTCGGCTGTAGAAGACCTGTTTTCACGACAGATAGACGGTTCCGCTGCGCTTTTGATAGACCCCAAGTGCGAGTATTTGATCGAAGCGTGCGACTGGGGGTACCGCTATAAGAAGTCAGCAGGTGGTGGAACGACGCTCACACCTGATAAAACCCACCACAGCCACTTGTCCGACGCCTTCCAGTATTTTGCTCTGCACTTCTCGATGGAGCAGCAGGGCCAGGTGTGGTCCAAGGGCAATCAGGCACGCACTGTGCGCAAGTCTAACTATGTGTACGTCTAACGTGTTAGACTATATGCAGTTGTGCAACTAACTGACACTATGCAAACATTCGGTCAACCAACCACCGCGATGGCTGGGCCGCAGCAGGCCGCGCCGAGTCGCCCTATGAGCATTGGCGGCATCATGTCCGTCAAGCCGTTGAGTATCATGCTTGCAGAGGAAGCCACGGCAGCAGCCGTAGCGCGTGCACAGACGGCCAACGCTGAGCCCCTGGTTGGAGCTCTGACGCAACTCATCCGCAACGACTGGGCCGCAGCTAAGCAGGCCAAACTGCACATTGAGCAGGAGATGGTTGAGGCCGTGTATTCCCGCAGGGGCGAGTACACACCAGAGAAGCTGGCGAAGATTCGAGAGCAGGGCGGCTCCGAGATTTACATGATGCTGTTCGCTACCAAAGCGCGGCAGGCCAAGGCACTCATCACCGACGTGATTATTGGTGCCGGCACAGAAAAACCTTGGACTATTTCTCCATCCCCCAAGCCGGACCTTCCACCCGGTCAGGTCAGTGAGATCATGCAGACCGTGCAGCAGATGGTTGTAGCTAACCAGATGGCTGGTACTCCCATGCAGATGTCGGACATTCGACAGGTTCTGCGTGACGCTAAGGACGCTGCGGAGAATGAGATTTTGGAGTCTGCACGGCGTGAAGCTGAGCGGGCCGAGGTTGAGTTGGAAGACGTGATGGTTGAAGGCGGCTACATGGAGGCCCTCGATCAGTTTATTGACGACTTGACAGTTTTTAAGGCCGCGTGTCTCAAAGGCCCTGTAGTCTCCCGTGAGAGCAAGCTGACCTGGAGCAAGGTCCCCGGTGGCCCGTCCAAACCTGTAGTTACGCAGGTGAATAAGCTCACATGGCAGCGCGTTGATCCGTTCAACCTGTACCCCTCGCGGTACAGCCGTGGTGTAAATGATGGCCCGCTGATCGAGCGTCACCGACTGACCCGAGGCGCACTGAGCAACATGATTGGCGTCGATGGATATAGCGAAGATGCTATACGCGCTGTCCTGGATGCACACGGTACAGGCGGTCTGCACGAGTGGCTGCAGATTGATACCGCACGCGCCTCCGCAGAGGGCCGTCGCCCGATGGATGCGAACACTGGCACTGACCTGATCGACGCTCTCCAGTACTGGGGTTCTGTGTCGGGTAAGACTCTGCTTGAGTGGGGCATGAAGAAGGAAGAAGTTCCTGATGAGGCCAAAGAGTACGAGATCGAAGCATGGCTGATCGGTACTTGGGTTATCAAGGCTGTCCTTAACCCTGATCCGCTGAGCCGCCGTCCGTACTACATTGACGGATATAGCCGTATTCCAGGAGCGTTCTGGCACGCTAGTCTGTATGACCTGCTCAAAGACTGCCAGGATATGTGCAACGGCGCAGCCCGTGGCCTGGCGAACAACCTTGGCATCTCCAGCGGACCTCAGGTAGTAGTGAACACTGATCGCTTGCCCCGAGGCGAGGAGATCACTGAGATGTTCCCGTGGAAGATGTGGCAGACCGTGAGCGACCCGATGGGTTCGAGCGCAGCGCCTATTACGTTCTTCCAACCTGAGTCCAACGCAGCCGAGTTGATGGGCGTGTACGAGAAGTTTGCAAACTTGGCAGATGAGTACAGCGGCATTCCTCGCTATATGACCGGCACACCAGGTGATGGCGGAGCAGGGCGCACAGCGTCGGGTATGTCCATGATGATCGGCAACGCCTCCAAGCAGGTCAAGCAGGTTATCTCTAGCCTGGACATCCACGTCATTGGGCCATCGGTCCAGGGCCTATTCGACTGGAAGATGGAGTACGACCCGCTTACTGATTATCAGGGCGACCTGCAGATCGTGGCACGCGGAGCTCTGTCGCTGACTACTAAAGACTCCGCCCAAGTTCGACGTAACGAGTTCCTGGCTAATACGGCCAACCCGATTGATATGCAGATCATTGGACTGGATGGCCGCGCCGAGGTACTACGTGAGACTGTTAAGACTCTGGATATGGACCCTAACAAGATTGTGCCTAGCGCAAGCATCGTGAAGGCCAAGGCAGTCCAGGCTCAGCAAGCACAGCAGGCGCAGGCCCCGCAAGGGCCCCAAGCCCAGCAACCGTCACCTACCGGCAACGGGCAGGAACTGATGAACGGCGCACCCGTGGTTGACTCGTTCCAGCCAGCAGCCCAATGATGGTTACTGCCCCAGCTAACCTGTGCATTGATGCAACCGCGCTAAAGAGCGACACAGTTGACCTCCCTAACGGCGCGTGCCGGTCCCTTTTTATTGGCGGAGGCGGTACTCTGGTGGTATTCGCTCCTGGCTCCACTACGGCGGTGTCGTTCCTCAACGTGCAGAGCGAATTAATTTTTCAACTAAGGACTAAAAATGGCTATCAAAGGTTTCCCAAAAGCGTTCGAGAAATCCAGCAAGGATAAAGAAGGCTCGAAGTTCGGCAAAGAAGGCAGCAAGCGCGAAGAGGCGTTTGACTCCCGCCAAGCCAAAGCAAAACCAGCACCAAAAGCGCCCGCAAAGCGTGCTTCTGGTCGCGGCTGCTAAAAATATGTTGTAAAAAACACACGTTAGTGTGTTAGATGTAGTATATTTCGCATATGAATGAGTTAGACCTGTTTGAACAACTCTCCCGGCAACCACGGTTTAAGGATTGGCTACAGGTTCAACTCGACAAAGAGTTTACGGTGCTCTGCCAGATGAACGATTCAGACCAGCTTCGACGCGCTCAAGGGCGTGCTCAACTGCTCAAGTCCATGATCGACCTGCTAGGCAAAGCCGCTGCCCGTTAAAGCAGCACGGTTTCCTCCGGCTAACGTGTTAGTCGGTTTTTCAACCTGTCAAGTCCAACGGACTCAGGAGATAGTAGATGGCATTACCCGCCGCAATTCAGGCTCAAGTTGAGCAAGCAGACGCACTTCTGGCCGCTATGAACGCGCCCCAGGACGGCCAAACCCAGGTAACTGAGGGAGGCCCAGCGGCTGAACCTCAGACAGCCCAGGCAAGTAACGCCGTACCGCAGGCCGAGCCCCAAGCTCAGGCACCTGCTCCGCAGCCCAGTGAAGAAACGTGGGAGCGCAAATTCAAGTCGCTGCAAGGTATTTTCAATAAGGAAGTGCCTTCGCTACAGGGTCAGGTCAAGGAATTGACCGCTCGATTGAATCAGGCAGTGGAGCAGATGGAGTCCCGCAAGACCCCAGAGCCAGAGCAAGTAGCCCATAAGCCAGAGGCGGACCCCAAGGACGTAGAGAACTTTGGTTCGGATTTAGTAGAGATGGTGCAACGCACTGCTGAACGTCTGTTTGGCGGCGTAGCGAACAAGGTAGACGCAGAGCTTTTGAAGCTAGCGTCGAGGATTATCGAAGTGGAAAAGCGACTGGAAGGCACAGCCCAATCAGTTGCACTGACCGCAGAAGAGAAGTTCTTCGATGCAGTTGCTAAGCAAGTCCCTGAGTGGGAAGAGATTAACCAGGACCCTCTATTCGTAGAGTGGCTTGCAGAGATCGACCCAATCTACGGACAGCCGCGTCAGGCAGCACTTAACCATGCCCGCCAGTCCCTGGACGCTCAGCGTGTAGTGAATGTCTTCAAGGCGTTTGCTGGCCCAGCGAAACCTCCGGTGCCGAATACTCCAAATCCCGTTGACAAACAGGTTGCCCCCAAGAGTGGTGGGTCGAGTAACGCTCCCAAGGCGTCGAATGTGCAGGTTGTTAGCCAGAAGTCCATTACGGATTTCTACAACGATGTAGCACGAGGACGGTACCGGGGTCGTGAGAGCGATCAAGCCGCAACTGAGGCAGCGATTAATACAGCTATCGCAGAAGGCCGAGTCCGATGATATAGGGCAGGTGTCGCGGTAGCTCCTGGTTAGTTCTTTCTTTATTAGGAGTTAAAAATGGCAGTAACCCGCGACACCAACCCGGTATTTCCCGTAGCGACCCCCTGGAACACGAACCCCCCGTATTCCGGTAACTTTATCCCCTCGGTTTGGTCCGCCAAGCTGAATGCCAAGTTCTACGCAGCTAGCGTGTACGGCGAAATCGCCAACACCAACTGGCAAGGCGAGATCAGCGGCATGGGCGATAAGATCGTCATCAATACCGCACCTACCATCACCGTTAGCGCATACACGCCCGGTGCATCGGCCCTGTCCTACCAGGTGCCCACCCCTGACACGCAGGAAATGATTATTGATAAGGGCCGCTACTTCGCGTTCCAGATCAATGACGTGCTTGAGTACCAGGCTAAGCCCAACCTGCTGGACGTGTTCAGCACTGACGCTGCCGAGCAGATGCGCGTGACCGTTGACTCCAACGTGATCTACAACACCTTCAATAACGGCGCTGCCGCTAACAAAGGTGCTACCGCTGGTGCCAAGTCCGGTTCGTACAACCTGGGTCTGCATACCGCTCCCGTTACCCTGACTGCTTCCAACGTCTTGCAAAAGATTCTGGAAATGGCATCGGTGCTGGACGAGCAAAACGTGCCTGAGTCTGATCGCTTCTTGCTGATCGACCCCTACACCCGCGCTCTGCTGATGCAGTCTAACTTGGCTCAGGCTCAGTTCATGGGTGACTCAGTGTCTACCGTGCGTAACGGCAAGATCGGTTCTATCGACCGCTTCACCGTGTACGTGACTAACCAACTGCCAAAGATCGCCGCTGGCGCTTCGCAGCCCTGGACCTCTGGCGACGGTAGCGAAACCTCCGTTGCCACCACCGGTACCGCCCTGAAATCCCGTGCCATCATCGCTGGTCACAAGTCTGCAATCACCTTTGCAAGCCAGATCACCAAGATGGAAACGGTACGCAACCCCAACGACTTCGGCGATTTCATTCGCTCGTTGAACGTGTACGGCTTCAAGGTTGTGAAACCTGAGTCGCTGTCCTTGCTGGTAGCCGCCTAAGCTAACGAGTTAGTGTAGAATCGACCCCGACTCACTCAGTGTGGGCCGGGGTCTTTTTATTGGGTCAAGATGCAATCTCTGGACGTATTTCTGCCGCGAGTTCTCCTGAAAGCTAACGGGTGTTCAGACCCCCTGGCGCGTCAGGCCGTGCTCGATTCGTGCATAGAGTTTTGCGAAGAGTCTCACATTGTTCAGTTCACGAGTGCACCGCAGCCTGTGGTTGAAGGGCTCATGACTTACGAGTTAGACACCCCTGCAGACCAGGAAGTATCAGCAACATTGAGGGTTTGGTATGGCACTCGGCAGTTATCCCCGGCTACTCCAGATCAGATCGACACCATCCTCGCCTACGTGGATACCGCTGGTGGTCAGACTCCTCCAAAGGGTGAGCCGTCCGTGTTCTTTGAGTCGTCCCCTGGCGTAATCGCCATCTATCCAGCACCAAACCAGACAGCACCGAGTATGTTCAGCGCCCGAGTAGCTAGCCGCCCAGCGCGTATCGCCACTACGGTGGAAGACATTCTGTACAAGGACTGGGTTGAAGCTATCGTAGCCGGTGCCCTTGCCCGCATCTGCTCCGTGCCGAATCAGTTTTTTAGCTCAGATGCTGTAGCCGCCAGAGGCGCTGCTGAGTTTAGGTATGGCGTTAACCGGGCATCCAGTATCCGTCGTCGCGGTCGGGTAGAGGCATCCCTTAGCATACGCGTGCGAGGTCTAGCATGAGCGTTACAGCAGCTAGCGTTGTCCGCAAGGCGTCCATCCTGTTGGGCGACCAGTCGCTTATTCAATGGGGTGCGGACGAATTAGTCCTCTGGCTGAACGACGGCCAGCGCGAGATCGTCACGTACCGACCAGATGCCAACCTCAAGGTGTTCAATGCAACACTTTCCCAAGGTACGCGCCAAGACCTGAGCACGCTGTCAGGTGTGAGCTCAACTAGCCCAGTGAAGCTGGTGGACATCACCCGCAACGTTAGTACCGCCAGCGACGGTAGGGTAGTACGCATGATCGCCCGCGATGTGCTGGATGCCCACGATCCTACGTGGCACATGACTGCGGCGTCCAACACCATAAAGAACTTTATGTTCGACCCGAGGAACCCCCGTGGGTTCTTTGTGTACCCGCCCGCATCCACCAACGCCCAGTTGGAGATCATGTACTCGGCAGCACCTACGGAAGTAGCACTACCAGCATCGGGTAGCGACAGCACTGCGGTCGTTGGAAATATCGGGGTCCTGGATATCTACGCCAACTCCCTGCTGGATTACGTCCTGTACCGGGCGTACGCCAAAGACTCCGAGTACGCAGGAAATATACAGAGGGCTGCGGCGTACTACTCAGCCTTCACCAACGCGATTTCTGCGGAGCTCAAAGGCACTGCAGCGGACGCACCGCAACCAAAAACCACTTAGGAGTAAGACATGGCAGCATTTACCGACTACGCAGAGAACAAGATTCTCGACTTCCTGTTCCGTGGACAGGCTCTCACCGGCATTAACGGCGCAACAGCTACCGCAGGTACTGGCCCGACTAACCTGTACATTGGTCTTTTGACCGTAGCGCCTACCGACTCTACGACGGGTACTGAGGTAACGGGTAACAACTACGCACGCGTGGCTGTAGCTAGCTCACTGACTAACTGGAAGTCCACCCAGAACGACAGCACTGCCTCGACCGGCACTTCGGGTACAACCAGCAATACCAACATCATCACGTTCAACAGCCCAACACCTGCTGGCTGGGGTACTGTGACTTCCGTTGGCATATACGACTCGGCCTCTGCTGGTAACCTGCTGCTCTACTCTACGCTGACAGTCTCCAAGACGATCAATGCTGGGGACACTGTGACGTTCCCAGTTGGCTCCCTCACTTTTCAATTGGACAACTGATAGGAGTACGCCGTGCTGTTTAACGGTTCGGCGCTAAACCGCGCTGGATTCAACAGCGCGTCTGTCCCTACTCTCGCGTACTTAACGCTGGCATCTACGGTTACCGCCGTAGGGTCAGCCACCGCCGCGTTAGGACTGACCGCAACCCTTGCTGCTGCGCCCGCCGCGCTAGCTACGGCGAGTGGCGCGGTCACGATCCCACCAAACCTGTCCATTGCAATTGCGGCTACACCGACAGTAACTGCGGCCATTGCTAACCAGGCAAAGATCACTGCAGACTTCTACGCAACGGCTGACGTAACCAGCAGTCTTGGGGTACTTTCAGGCGGGAAGCTTTATGCTAACCCAGTTGCATCCCCTTCGCTTATCTCGTACCTTGGGAACCTGAACAGTCAGTCGGCTACCGTATATGTATCGTCCAGCGCCACTGCGGACATAAGCTCTGTTTCCACAATCTCGGCACAGGCGGCAGTCGCACCCACAGTAACCGCAGAACTCAGCCTTTCGGTGCTACTGGCGGCACCCGCAGCTTTAAGTAGTCAGGTTACGGCGGGCATAGCTAACGGGACCCCATTGTGGGCGGCAGTAACTGCTAACCCACTGGTGCAGTCCATAGTATCGTCACGAGTAGAGCTCTCCAGCGCGGCTAGCGTAGCCAGTGCCGTTGTTGCGACGGTAGATCAGCCGGTTACGCTATATTCCCCACTGCAAGCTCAGTCGTCCTCCACTAGCGCGGCAACCCTGGATAAACCTCTGTTCTCTGATGTGTACACCGGAGCCGCACTTCCGTCGAGTGTGAGCCTTAAAGTCCCTCTTGCTTCCACTGTGAGTGATATTTCCCCGACCCTTACCGGAACCGCATCTATCCTGGTGAACTTACAGGCCAACTCTGCGGTAGCTAGTTCCAGTTTCGACACCTTATTCAGGTTCGTGAACACACCATCAGATTACCGTGCCTACGTCTATAGGTACAACACAATTTCAAAGCTAACAGATTACAATAGTAGAGTGTTAGTACAAGCGCAGACTACGCGAGTGAGCGTTCCTGTAATGAGCAACGTGGCGACAGTCCCCCTATAGGTGCAACATGGCTATTCTGGCTAAATTTGAGAAGCAACCTGCTGATACGCAGGACTTCGACATTGACTATACAGACTGGTTAGCTGGTCTAGGGGATACCGCGTCTGGGCCCACTGGAGCCGCCATCACTGTTGACACCGGCATCACCATGCAGGCAAGCAGCCTGATTAACGGAGTAGTCAAGGTTTGGCTGACAGGTGGAACTAGCGGAACGACGTACAAGATTACGTGCACACTTACCACTGCTGGCGGGCGCATCAAGCAGGCAGAAATCCAAGTCAAGGTGAAGGATTACTGATATGGCGCAGCTATTTACTAACAACGCATCCACCCTAATCTCTGGGGCGCTGACTACTGTCAGTACAAGTATCGTCCTGACGACAGGCAAGGGCGCGTTGTTCCCAGCCCCAACAGGCGGTGACTACTTCCTAGCTACGCTGATCGGCTATACCGCCCAGAGCGAAACATCCTGGGAGATCGTTAAGTGCACGGCGCGTGCCATAGATACCCTGACGGTAGTTAGAGCACAAGAGGGCACCGCTGCATTTGCATGGCCGTCGAACACGCTTATTGAGCTTCGCATGACAGCGGCCACAGCAGCATCTACTCTTACAGTCGCCAGCACATCGACTACCGGGCAGCTAACTTTCACCGACTGGAATACGTTCAACGGCAAGCAGGCTGCTCTCGGCTTCACCCCGTACAACGCCACTAACCCATCCGGCTATATAACTGCTGCTGGGGCACCAGTACAGTCTGTTGGCGCGTACACCGGTGCGGTGACTAACGCTCAGATTTCAGCAGCGGCCACGGCTGGATACGGCTTCACACCGTACAGCAACGCTAACCCAAGCGGGTACATCACGAGTGCAGGAAGCTGCGCCAGCGCGACAAATGCAGGAACCGCAACAAACTGGGGCGCATACGGAGCCGTGCCAACTGCAGGCTCTGTCCCCGGACCAAACGGAATCCCCCGCGCCGATGCCAGCGGATACACGTTCTTCAACTACATCAATAGCAGCACCGCTAACAACGAGAACCCAGCAGTGTCGCAGGTGATAGTTACTAACGGTACGGATGGCTACTACCGCAAGGCCAACATAGCGCAGGTGGCCGCGTATCTGTCTGGGCAGACGATGAACATCAACGGTTCATCTACAAGCTGCTCGGGCAACGCTGCAACCGCGTCCGATAACGTGAAGTTCATGTCCACATCCCACAACGGGACTTACTGGGCAGTGATGAACTGGGACGGCACATACTGGAACCAGACTACTAACCACGGCTCAGCCGTTAGGGTTGGGTATGCAGATAACTCAGGATATGCAGCGTCAGCAGGTTCTGCTCCAGCATCTGATGTGTACGCTTGGGCTAAAGCCGCCGCCAAGCCGACCTACTCCTACTCCGAGGTTGGTGCTCAAGTCGCTGGTAGCTATGCACCTGCTACATCTGGGTCCAGCATCCTTGCTGGAAATGGTGCCGGGGGTCACACCAATGTGACTGTTGGTACGGGGCTGACATTCTCTGCAGGGACCCTGAGTGCATCGGCAGGCGGGAGTGGACTAGGCGTTGGGCAGACATGGACAAACGTAACGGCAAGCAGAGCAGGCAGCGGAACGTACACGAATAGCACTGGCAAGCCGATCATGGTGCGGATTACATATAACTCCAACGGAGCCACCGGTACGTTCGGGTGCTACTTCGTCGTTGGTGCTTCTGCCCCTAATACTGCCACGGTTCAGTACGGACCAAGTGCTGGGTACTGCGCCTCTGATGTGATCGTAGTTCCAGATGGGGCCACATACCGTATTGAGTTTCAGCAAGCAACCCTATCTTCGTGGTGGGAACTACGCTGATAGGCCTATACCCATTCAACGATTTTGAACTAGCTGGAAAGCACCGCAAATGACTGACTCCATACCCTACGCCCGCCGAGCGTCTGACATGAAGCGCCACGACATCGAGGCCATGATTGCCGAGGAGAACGACCCCAAGCAGCGGTCATTCTTGATCATCTTGAACAGCATCAATAACAGCTTGGTGGCTAACACGCAGGTCACGTCCAGCTTGAATAACCAGTTTGAACAGCACCTTGAGCGGTTTGAGTTGAAGGTTGAAGAGGATGCCGAGTTGCTGAACCAGGGCAAAGGTGCCTGGAAAGTTGCTGCGTGGGTTCTTGGTGCTGCTCAGTCAATCGTCATATCCGCCGTCCTGTATGCAGCTAACGACCTCAAAGCAATCCACAACGCTTTGTATGAAGGTCAGCTAACAGACGCACGCATCGAAGCCCGTATTGAGCGACTGGAGGCAAAGAAATGAAGATCGAAGTAATCCGCCCAGAGACCTGCGGGGTCTCGTGCACTATTGGAGAAATGTATGTTGATAGTGAATTTCGTTGCTTCACGTTGGAAGACGTTGTGCGCCCCGCCGGAGAGAAAGTTTATGGAGAAACTGCGATTCCTCCTGGCAGTTACCGTGTCGATATTACTCACTCCCCTCATTTTGGCCGGGACCTGCCTCTTCTTATTGGGGTTCATAACTTCGACGGCGTACGGATACATCCAGGAAACACTGCTGCCGACACGAAGGGATGCATCCTAGTTGGACTCGGTAAGACAGAAAACACTATCACCCAGTCAAGACTCGCATTCGACTCCCTCTTTGCAGAAATCAGGGATGCTATCCAGCAGGGCGAGGCGGTGTGGATCGAAGTGAAGTGAGCCGCCTAAAGATTCTCTACAAAGACCCTGAGTTTCTGCCAGTGGAAATCCAGATCATGAAAGAACTGATCGACAAACACGAGCAGTACGAGTGCCAGGGTAGGGACTTAGAGGCAAGAGCGATGGCAAGGGCCGTGACGATTATGTATAGACGCCTCAAGGGTGACTTTGAGGATACAGACGCAACAGGATGGGGATCACTATGAAC